TCACACATCTAGCCCGTGATGTCAAGCGGACCATCTTCAATAAAAACACTAACAAAAAACACTTTGTAACAGACGCATATATATTATGCTAAAAAAATGAAAAAATTTCAAAATGGTACCATGTTCAATACTACAACTCTCAAAATGAGCACAAATACTACTAAGAATACTATCATGATCCCATATGTGGAAGTCTATTGGGGTACCGGCGATGACCTTCGTATTGCACGTCAAACGGACAGCATGTTCCAGCTTCCTACTGGCATGTTGGCATGGTCACCGAAAGGTTTGCCTCACGAGACTTACCCACATCCTCGTGTGAACTTGATCGACCGCCAGAAGTGCCATGAGGCGATTCTCAAGCACTTGATCATCGAGTATGGCTCGCATGAAAACGACCAAGAGGTGGCGGCGCAAGTGGCAGAGTTTCTGCACCGGCGACTCAATGAGGAGATTGGAGTTAGCGAGTTTGTCTATCTCCTGATGGGATCTCCTAACAACTCTGCGTGGTCTTCTGTCTTCAGTTCGGCGAATGAGCAGAAGAAAAAGCAGGAGGAGATGCCGAAAGTCGATGCGGCTAAGATGCTCGACCTTGCACAGAAAGGTCGGGAACGCGATGGAAAGCCGCTTCTTCTCATCTTGCCTCCTCCTGTTGAGTACTATCCAGATGATGGAGGACCGATCTGTGCAGCTGACGAAAGCATCGTTACGATCGATGAGATCGCAAAGGCTCTCCTCAAGGTTGCCAAGAGTCACAAAAAGAACGTTGTTGAGTTCTTGAACTGGATCTCGGCGCTGAGCTTCGACGATATGTCGGCGCTACCCTTCGTGCCAATTGTGCGCGAGACCAAGACCATCCCTGACCACGTTTTGTACATGTCAAACGTGGTTAACAAAGCCATGATCTGGAGCAGCAAGACCCAAAAGTACTATCCAGCATAAACTTTACACCAAACCACAACACCACAACACCACAACACCAAAACACAACCACAACACTTTGGAACGGCCAAATGGACAGGACCTATATTATGTATTAATACAGTGTTTTAGTACGGTTAATAGTGCATAATATACACGTATGTATATTATATCTAAAAAATGATATAGTTCAAACAGGTTCCTCTACTGGATCTTACCAAAACAAAAACATGGCTACTACCAATACTACTACTACTACCTCTGCCCCAGTTCAAGCGCACTCCAAGCTTCTTCTGCCTCGTGTTCATCCCAAGAAATCGTCGGCGTCGGTTGCCACGCTTCTCCAGCAGCACGCAACCCCTGTGGCGGCGCCTGTCGCTGGCGCTAGCGTGATGGCCCCAATTGCTCCTCCCTTGCCACCTGTGGCTCCTTCGACCCCGAAGGCCCAGGTCAAGGTCGTGGCGTCTTCTTCGGCGCCCAATGCGCCGAAGAAGTTCGTCATGCCCGTTGTCCGTGGCAAGGCGCAAGCCGCTCCCTCGGCTGCCGTCAAGAAGTCCACCATCGCCGCAGTCGAACACACTGCTGCGAACATGCCGTTCGATCAATTCATTGAAACGGCAGGTGCGTTGATCCATGGTGGCGGCGCTGCGACCGATCTCGCGTTCCGCATGCTCACGGCGCGCGCGTTCGGTCCTGGTGCTCTCGACGAGGACGACGAGGACGACGAGGACGACGAGGACGACGAGGACGACGAGGACGACGAGGACGAGAAGGACGAGCAGAAGGATGACGAGAACGACGAGGACAAATTGGCCAAAGCCGAGTTCGACCGTACCTTCGAGAAGGTTCAGAACATTCTCAACCAATTCGAGGCGGGTCAACTCAAGGAGAAGCCAGCGCTCAATAGTGTCGAGATGGACATCCTCAAGGACCTCTGTGATCAGGATGACATCCCAATCGCCGACGTCCTCGCAGCCAAGGTCCTCGCAGCCAAGACCGATGCGCCGGAGGTTCCTGAGATTCAGCCCAAAGTTCACGAACCTACCGCTCTCAACCAAGCGGGTCTGCTCGTCAAGGAAGAGAGCCACAAGGAAGTCTATGCTCGAGTCCTTCGCGAGCTTGGCGATGAGCTCTTCTACAACACGCCCTTCCTCGAGCTCACGGCGAAATACGGCGAGCAGCACTTTCCCAAGGTGTTCGCCGCGCTTGCGGAATCGCATGTTGACTCGCAATTCAACATCAATTTCAGTGCCGATGACGAGCGCAGCTCGGAGCTTGCCGACTACTTCGTCGACCCGAAGACTCTGAAGGATGCGGCGTTGTGGATGCTCACGGAAAACTACTCGGATCAATTCAAGCGAGCGGACATCGACAGCGTCGCCAAGCTCCGAGCCAACCTCCAGGACATGCGCGACGACTTCCTGAACGATGAGCAGGCCCAGATGCTCGTCGATCTCATCCAGACCGACCCCAATCCCTACTGGGCTACGGACTCGGTCAAAGAAGAGAAGCAAAAGGAGGTCCAGAGTGACAAGGACCAGATTGGCGCCGACTTTTTCCTCCGCTCACGTCGGATTCTGAGCGGCATGACGGAGGCCGATCTCTACTACCTCCTCAAGTTCCTCGGCGGTCTCCAGGGCTTCAACAACAACACCGCCGATCTCATCTTTCAAGAACTCATCGCCCGCCACGCCGGTACCGAAAAAGGCAACGAGACCGAGAAAGTCAATCACCAAGACTTTCTCGAGTGCATCGAGGCTGGCCAGGATTGGCGCAACTGTTGGTCGCGCCCAGGTGCCAACGTCGACGATGAACACTTGGTCAATCCCATGATCAAGAACATCATTACCCTCTTGAGCTACTGCTAAATCACCAGCACCTCCACCAAAAACCCAAAAAACCAAAAAAAAAAAACACTTTGCTTTGCTCCCTTCATATATTATATCAGTAAAATGATGTAATATATAAATACACAAAGCCTATCAGTACTGCTAAAAAATGACTACAGAAAATTCTAACATAAAAGAAAAAGAACCCACGATTTATGTAGTGAAGGAGACAGTCAAAAGGCATTGCGACTTATGTAACAAAACGTCTATCCCTCCAGCAATGGTTCATGCTTTTAGGGAACAATCAAAAATTTGGGAACCCCGTCGTAATGGCTGTTCCAGCTGTTTGACCAAGATGGTTCAAGAAGAGAACGTCATCCTTGCACCTGGTTAAAATCATAAGAATTACATTATTATACTTTGTCGTTAGTTTCGGTTAAATTCTGTGAGATCATATCATCATGTATCCTTAAAAGTTCAAGACAATAGGGATCCAGGTTACCATTTCCAATCTGTTTAATAAATGTTGATATTCGTTCTACCTTTTGACTCTCTTTGTGTGAAACTCTTATCTTATAACCATAATTATATGAAAAGTTGGCATACCATGGATCTCCATGCAATCTATCTTGTAATAATATATTATCGTGGGATTGATGATGTATCCTCTTAGATACACAGAAGAGATGATAACCCTTAAATGTTTTATATAAATAGAAAGCTAAACTCGGATCTTCATTACATAGCATGTTAACTCGTTCTTCTAGTATATTATCATGATTATCATAGTCCAACATAAAGAGATCATAAAACTTTATATAATGTATCTTTCCATACTGTTCATAACCACTTTCGTACTGGTAATCTTTATAAAAGATAATGTCTTGTGAATCACATTTGAAAGTTTTAATACGATTAAAAGTAAAACGTCCTATAGCGAATAATAAGGTTAAATAATCACTGTATTTGACATCTTGAACCGAATGGATAGGTCTCTTAAGTAATTTACTGATTTCTTCTAAATTTATGGGTTGTAAATATAGTCTGACTCTCTTAATGTCAATAGCATCTATTAAATAATCACATTTCATGCGATTGATACAAAAGAACATTTCGTCTTTTGTTAAATTTTGAATAAGTTTCCTCTCAACCTTTTCCCCAATATTATTTAACGTATTGATATTAAATTGCTTATCGTATTTTCGTTGTAACAATACTTCCTGTATGTAATCTTCATCACTCTTCTCCGTTTCAGAAACATTTTGTTGATGTCTTGCTTTCTGGATTATTTCCCTTAATAATTTTTGTTGCTTCTCTGACATCTATATATTGTGAAAATCATAATATGGTACACTATTTTACGTGATTTTCTGTTTCATTGTCAGCTGCCGTGAGGCAGCCGGCGAATTTTGATGTGTTTGTCGATCGTCACCACCCACGGCAGGGCGGCCGGTGGCTTCAAACGCGATTTGACACTGCGCGGGTGAAAGTCAAGAAGACAGAGATGCAAATTAGCATATTCTATGGTGCTGTTAAACAAAGTATCTATGTAAAATTGCTTTATGTAGTTTATTCAATACTGTCCAAACTGAATGCTGGTTCTTCCTCATCATCGCTATCCTCAGACAGACCTTGCTTTCTCAAAAAGGCAAAACTGGCTGCTAATGCGTTCTCTTTCTCTTTCAGACTCGAGGAGCCTTCATTCATTCTCAATACAACATCTGAAAAATCAGATCCATTAAGTTCAGTAGGTACCTCATAATTTTCAGTTAAGGTTTTTCCTTGAACCAATGATGCAGCTGCTGTAACCCATTCTTTAGACTTTAAAACAGGATTTACTGATGACGCCATGATACGTAAAGAATCACTTGAATCACTGATTAAGAGAGTTGAACAGTTTGGGGCACCTGCTCGAATTGTCAATAAACATGCGAGTAAATCATCTGAAGCTGATTCTTTTGACTGCTCTTTTGACTGCTCTTTTGATTGATCTTTTGACTTCTTGTCTTTTTTGTCTGTTTCTTCATCAACATCGACTAGATTGACTGCACCAAGATTCACCGTGATGGCGAAGACCTTGAGATCATATGATTTGATATTGACTAAAGCACGTTGTGCTTCAGACTTGATTTTTGGGTTTTTTGGGTTAACGTTCGTAGCGTTAGCGTTAGCGTTAGAGTTAGCGTTAGAGTTAGCGTTAGACATAGTTGCTTTAATTATGTTAAACTTAGAACGTAATAGGTAATAAATATAAATAATTCAATTTTTTATGTAGAACAATGGAAATGATCATAAAATAAAAATATATGCGTTAATAATAAAAGAAATGAGTCCTAGTCCCATTTGTAGGATAAGTGTTAGTTCTAACACTGGTGGTTATCGTAAGAGAACCATAAATACTTTTTATGATGTGAGTGATGTCATTAGATATATCCATAAGTTACGTGTGAAATACGTTAAAAAGAGAAGTAATTGGAAATACGTTGAAAAGAAAAATTCACTTGTTGTTAGGGGTCATGAGGGAAAGACACATTATGTGATTAGATTGAGGTTTTCCAATTAGACCTTAATCATCTTTATAAAACGACTTTTGTCTTTGCATTTTAGGCTTCGCACAAAAATTTGATACACGCTCACTGAATTGCCATTTGTTGATAAAAGATGGATGACCGATTATTATATTGGTTAAGCATACTGCTTTATCTATTACAACCCAGCCAATATTTGAAGGCAATTCCCTTACTTTTATTAGGGACTTCAGCATTGAACCTTCCATGGACCTCTCCAAAATATAAAACATCTGAATCTACGTTTTTCATTCGAGTAGCATTTGGGTGTGCAGGAATAGGTGACTTCTTTTTGGATAACGATAGTACCGTTGTGATTGGAACGTTATTATTTTGTCTAACCAATCTTTTCTTAGGCGTTGATTTCATGTTAGATAACTACTATATGCATATTTGTGGTAAGAGACCTTCGAATAACTGGGTTATTTTTGGTGATGTTCTGACTCAACCCATGCTTATTGTACCGAGTACTGTCAGCGTAGGTCTCTTTTGGGTTTGTCCAAGTTGGATGTTGTTTTTTCTGTTTAGTACATATTCTTTTTGTATATCTTTTGCCCTCTTTCAGAGCTTAACATTACAAAATAAACCTATTACAAAAATATCAATGGTCTTATTCGTTATATCAGATTTACTAGTACTCTTGCAGTTTATGAAAGTTCACTCACGATTAGATCCCGCAATGGCTAGAACACTACATTATGTAGATTTATTTCTCTATTGGTCGGCAATGTTTGGTATACGTATTTCCTGTTTTAGTTAATCACCAATAGTTGATGTTCACAGAAACTACATTTTCATTGTCTTTAACAATTGCAAGCGCGCTAAAGTGGTAGCAGACCTTTTGAATCGACCAGCAAATGATTAAAAGGTTCTTTTATCTACTTAAGATAAATATTTAAATGTCACTATTATGAGGATTATGAAGAAAATAACCCGTAAAACGGTTGAAAAATTTATAGGTGATTTTACTCTGTAGTCAGAATTTTTATACTTTGATAAGTAAAATGCAATAGCATTGCTAACAGCAGATTCCATTGAACTAAAATTGTAATAACTTTGCCCATTAAGACTATCAACCCAGAATAATCCAGGAACAGCAGCATTCTCCCAATTCGGCAGATGTCCTGATGCTGGTGTATTGATAAAAGATGAATCAGAATTTATCCATATATGTCTCGATGAATCATATGATACACCTGGTGAAATAAGCATTATCCCTTTTTGTAATATCATCTGGTTTATGGTATTCAGCTTAGTAATATCATTCGAATATGGTTTTCTGGGAATTGATGTAGCAATATTAGAAAGACCAAAATAAGGTTCAGGTAGAGTCCCTTTGTAAACGATATTAGCTTGTCGATATACTTCTTTCATTAAAGCGATTGGATCAGACGTTTGATTTGCCGTTAAACCTGTATAGGAAGAAGGAGTATTTGTTAAGGATATACAACTAGTTATTACTGTCTTGGAACGAGCGTCATTAAAATACATATAATCGCTGAGAAGAATAGTAATTACACCCCATTCAGTAGCAGGAAAACCCCATACAGTAGGTAAACCTAACTCTTCCTTTGTCCAAGGATAGTGAAAGACA